AAGGATACGAGAGAGACGTACAAGAATAACTACGACGCTATAGACTGGTCTAAAAAATGAGTGAGATTGAATACAACCTCTGTCCACAAGGGCAAGTTCTACAGGACTTTGCAGACTGTAGAGCAAGAAACTCCTTCATCATGGGGCCATTAGGTTCAGGTAAGACAGTTCAGTGTATTCTCAAGCTGTTTGACCTGATGTGTGAGCAGGAGCCTGTATCTGACCCTGAGCATAAGAACTACGGTGTCCGACTATCTCGCGTGATTGCTGCGCGTAACACCTATTCCGAACTGTTCTCTACCACGATTAAGGATTGGCTGGAGATACACGGGGACTTAGGGGACTTCAAGCAAGGCAATAAGGAACCCCCTACACATTTTTTAAGGTTTAACCTAGACGATGGCACTAAGGTGGAGTGTGACGTTGTGTTTATCGCCTTTGACCGCCCTGAACACGTTAAGAAAGCGCGTGGTATTCAGACTACATGGGTGTGGTTGAACGAAACTAAAGAGCATGCAAAGGCTGTATTGGACATGCTTGACCTGCGTCATGGCCGTTACCCCTCCCCCAAGGAAGGATGCCGCCCTACACACCACGGAATGATTGGTGACTCTAACGCACCTGATGAAGATCACTGGTATTATAAGCTGGCGGAGATCGAACGCCCTGAAGACTGGTCATTTTTTAGACAACCTGGCGGTGTATTCAAGGATGGGGAAGAGTGGAAAGTTAATGATAGTGCTGAAAACCTAGTCAATCTCCCAAGTGATTACTATAAACGCGGCCTAAGCGGTAAAACTGACGACTGGATTAAGGTAAATCTGGCGAATGAGTACGGATTCGTGTCTAACGGCAAGCCTGTACACCCCATGTATACCGATTCTGTACACTGCCAGCACCTAGACTTTAAGCCATCTATCGACTTTCCTATTGTCCTCGGCTTTGACTTTGGACGAACCCCTGCGTGTGCGTTCTTACAGCGTACATCTATAGGCCGGTGGGTGTGTTTTGATGAGATGGTGCTGACTGACTCTGGTGCCGTGGACTTTGCTCCAACCTTGAAGCGGTATATTGAGGAAATTTACCCTGATCACGAGTTTAAGGGGTGGGGAGACCCGTCTGGGAACAACAAGAACCAGGCGAACTCTGATACACCGTTCCAGATCATGCGAGCTGCTGGCATACCCTGCCAACCAACCGCGACTAATGACCCTCTCAAGCGTAGAGCTGCACTAGAAGTACCCATGAAAGAGATGTGCATGGACGGAAAGCCTAGATTCACTGTACTACCTAAAGCCTCAATGATCCGTAAGGGGCTACAGGGTGGATTCTGCTACCGACGAGTACAGGCAAGCGGTGAAAGGTACACTGATGAGCCGGATAAGAACGAATACTCACACCCAGTAGAGGCGCTAGAGTACGCCTTGCAGGGCGAGGGTGAAGGCAGACAGGCACTCAGAAGCTCTGGAGCGTTTAACAAGCCAGTAACGGCCAAGGTAAACTTCAGTGTCTTCTAAACACTACATTGTGTTCGAGGATGACAGCACGAACTGGTGGAGCTGGATGCTGAAGCTAGGCATTCGGCACTGCTATGTAGTAAAGCTGGACAAGGAAAGCATTGTAGCCCTAGAGAAAACCAAGGTCGGACTGTCCATGTTCACAATAGAAGACGAAAAGAGTATAATTGGCAACAATTCTATACTGATTAGTTATAAGGCTCAGGAAAGCAGGAATCCCTTATTTATGCTTAATACCTGTGTCGGCCACACTAAGCAGATATTAGGCATTAACAAGCCTTTTATCTTAACGCCATACCAGCTATTAAAATATTTGAGGAAACAATAATGAGTTTCATGAAGCGACCAAAGGCTCCAAAGCCTACAGCACAGCAACTAGCATCAGAGCGTCGTACAATGGTAGCCCTTGATGAAGAAACGGCAGACGTTGAGCGTAGATTAAAAGCCGCTGCAAGAGGAAAGCTTGGGGCTAAGTCTTTATTGCCAACTAAAGGAAATCCTACAGGCGCAGTATCCAGAGTAACCTTGGGTCGGTCTCAAGGTCGTCGTGGCGCTTCGAGATCAAGTGCGGCAGCAGCACAGGGAATCATGCGATATAGAGATCTTCCTACTGGAGACGAGCGATGAAGTTACCAGCAGAGCTGGGTACTCTCAACGACCTAAAGCGCAGAGAGGCAAAAGCCTTTGAAGTGGCTACACATTGGCATGACCAGCTAGATGATGCCTATGAATACTTCCTGCCCAACAGAAACCTTTTTGAAAACACCACGCCTGGCCAAAAGAAGATGGAACGCATCTTCGACTCTACTGCCCTTGAGGCAATACAGCAGGGTGCAAGCAAGCTACAGGAGAATATTGCTCCTATCTGGTCTCGCTGGGCAACCTTCGAGCCGTCTACTAGAGTGCTGAGGCTGCTTGATACTGGTGAATTCAACGTGTCTAAGGAAGACATTAGGCGCAACCTAGAAGATCAAGCTGAAACTATCTTTGATTACATCAATCGCTCTAACTTTGCCACCCAGTTCTATGAGCATGCACTCGATCTGTTGATCGGTACTGGTACGTTGCGTATAGACGAGACTGATGACGACGATATGCCTGTCGTCTTTTCTGCTATTCCACAGAAGGGTATAGCATTTGAGGAAGGGCCGCACGGTAATGTAGAAACACACTGGCGTAGATTTAGCGTTAAGGTAAAAGACCTTGAGCGCAAGTGGGATGGGTTCAAGCCGTCACAAGCCATTGCTAGTCAGATCAAATCAAACCCAGATGCAGAGGTTCAGGTGTCTGAGGGTGTCGTATTTTTGCCCAAAGCCAAGACGTATTATGGTTGCCTGTGGGTAGGCAAAGAAGACCACATTAGCTGGATGCAGGATTTCGGCACATCAAGCCCATGGGTTACTGGTCGCTACTCTAAAGTGGCTGGTGAAGTGCGCGGTCGTGGCCCAGCCTTGCAGGCACTCCCTGATGTTAAGTCTTTGAATAAGGCAAAAGAGTTCTCTCTACAGAAAGCAGCTATAGACTTGGCTGGTATGTACACAGCAACTGATGATGGTGTAACTAACCCCTACAATATTAGTATAAGCCCAGGCGTAGTTATTCCAGTTGGTTCTAACAACAGTACAAACCCGTCATTGAGGCGCTTAGATACAGGTGCCAACCTGCAATTACCGCAGTTTGTAATTAGCGATATGCAGATGAGCATCAAAAAAGCCCTGTTTAACGATTTACGCGACCCTACGGGCGCGGTTCGCTCGGCTACTGAAGTGGCAATTGAGTCTCGCGAACTAGCAAAGCGCATTGGCTCAGCGTTTGGTCGCTTGCAAACAGAAGTGTTAGTCCCTATTATTAAGCGTGTCGCAGCCATATTGACTCGCAGAGGTCTTATATCTCCTATCCAGTTAGATGGCCAAGACATAGATATTAAGTTTACGTCGCCACTAGCAAGGTCTCAGGACAGCGAAGATATACTTAATGTTCAGCAAGCAGTTCAGTTTGTTTTGCAGAATGCTGGGCCTGACCAAGCGAAGATTGGCTTTAAGTTAGAAGATTTTGGTACGTGGGTTGCAGAGAAGGCTGGTATGCCAGCATCACTGGTTCGTAATGAAGCAGAGAAGCAGGCAATTCTACAAGCTGGCGCTCAAGCTGCCCAAGCCGGAATGTCTAAAGGTGAGGCACCAATGCAGGGTCAAACGCAAGTATGACTTGGGAACAAATCGACAAGGCTTCAGTTAACGCTGAGGCCGCTTCCAAGCGCAATGAAGAATATCGCCAAAAGACACTGGAGCTTGCTAAGGCATATAGCAAGTGTTTTTCCAGTGCGGATGGTAAGCGTGTACTTGAAGACCTGAGTGGCAAATTCATTTACGGCAATGATACCCCCTTCTCTTCTCCGAACATTAACTATGAAGCTGCCTACCATGACGGTGAGGCTGGCGTAGTTAAGTTCATCATTAATCAGATGCAACACGCGCAATTAAATAAACCGAGGTAATTATGTTAGAAGAACAGGCCGCACAAGAAGAACAAGTAAGCGATACCCTGCCAGAATCAGAAGCTCCTGAAGTATCAGAGGGAGAATATTTTTTATCTGAAGGCGTTAAAGGCAACGGTGAAGCTCCTGATTGGTACAATTCAACCAAGTACAAGTCGGTTTCAGACCAGGCAAAAGCGTACAACGAGCTAGAGAAAAAGTTCGGTGGATTCAAAGGCGCTCCTAAAGATGGCTATGCAGCTCCAGAAGGCGTGGATGCTGAGGACGCATTGTTTACTGAGCTACAGTCTTTTGCTAAAGACACCAATATGTCGCAAGACACTCTTAACAGAGCGTGGGACTTGCTAACAGTGAATGAGCAAGCCCAACAGGAAGCTGAAGCAGAGTACCAAATGCAGCAGCTTGGTGATAATGCTGACAAGCGCATCAAGAATGTTGAAGGCTTCTTGAAAAACAACTTGAGTGCTGACGACTTTAACCAGGTGTCAGAGTTAATCACTACCGCTGACAACGTAAAGATCATCGAGATGATTGTTAATGCTACCGCTCCAGCTAAGTTGCCGGTCGATGGTGGCGAGATGCCAACAGGCGTTACTTGGGCAGACATTGAAGCAGAGATGTACAAGAAAGACGATTACGGTAACTTCCTGCGAAGCACTGATATTAACCATGACAAGAAGGTTAAGACAATGCTTCAAGCTTTCGAAGCAAGTTCACATTAACCCCAGTTGATGTTATAGGGGTGAAAGGTGTATAATCTGCACACTGGACACCCTTTTCCCAAAGGCCCGGTAAATTTAGGTTGAATGCTGACCAATTTACTGGGTACTCAGCTAAGACCTTGAAAAACTTTTGTTAATTAAATCTCTTTTTCGAGGATATTCAAATGAGTATTAATCTCTCACCTGTAGCTGTCACAGAGTTTGACAGTATGGTAAAACACGCCTATCAAGGTATGGGCAAACTAAAAGGCGCTGTTACTGTACGTAACAACGTAGTTGGCGACACTTACAAGTTCCGCGCAATGGGCAAAGGCTTGGCAAACCAGAAGACGACTTCTGCTGACGTTGATCCGATGGACATCTCTCACAGCCTGATCACTGCTACTCTTGCTAACTGGAATGCTCCAGAGTACACCGACATCTTTGACGCGCAAGAAGTAAACTTTGATGAGAAGCAGGAATTGGCTCAAACTATTGCTGGTGCTCTTGGTCGTCGTACTGACCAGTTGATCATCGACGCAATGGACGCAGCTTCTCCTACTGCTGTTGGTACTACCACTACTGGCCTTACTGCTGGCGATCTGATCGACGCTAAAGTACAGCTAGTTAAGAACGGTGTTGGTTCTGGTGATCTGTTCACTGTAATCAATGGTACTGGTCTTGCTGGTCTGTTGTCTGACGAGAAGATCACTTCTGCTGACTACCAGAATGTTAAGGCTCTGGTAAACGGTGAAGTAAACACTTTCGCTGGCTTCAACGTAGTTGTTCTTGAAGACCGTGCTGAAGGTGGCCTGACTGTTGCTACTGACGTAGTATCTGCTTATGCCTTTAGCCGTGACGCTATCGGCCTGGCTATTGGTATCGACATGAAGACTTCTATTGATTACGTTCCACAGAAAACCTCTTGGTTGTGCAACGGCATGCTGAAAGCTGGCGCTGCTGTACGAGACGTTTCTGGTCTGATCGAAATCAAGTACGACGCTACACCTGCGTAAGTCTATAAGGGGGAGGCAACTCCCCCTTTTTTATTAAAGGTCACACTATGCCCAGCAAGATTAATCTAGTATCTAATGCTCTTATTCTTATAGGCGACTTGCCGATTACTAGCCTGACTGGTAGCTCTCGCGCACAGACTGTCGCTAACAACTTGTATGACAATATTGTGCAGAATGAGCTAACCAAGTATCGCTGGGGCTTTGCACGTAAGAAGGCGCA